GAGCCCTTGCAACCAGACTTCAAAGTTAGTACAGTAGAGTACCAAGTTGAGAATGGAAACAGAACAAGACTTGGTGACACGGATGAATACTTTTGGAAAACCAAAGATGAATGATAGAATTTGTTTTAGTCTATATGATAGGCACATTAATAATTAATCAAGACCAAACATTTCCCAATGTTAATGACTGCCTGTATTTTGCTAGACGATTAAACGAACAACCAGAGATTCCATACCCCAATGCCAAGACGAAAAAAATTACAGCCTATTGCAAGCCCGTGCCTAAACGTGTGCAAAATAAAAAATAATATATGTATTGGTTGCCAAAGAACTTTAGAACAAATTTCTAACTGGTCTAAAATGACTGATGAAGAACGTAAAAAAATAATGCAGAGTTAAGCACTTTTCCTTATCAATAGGGGGGAGGATTAGGAAATAATGCAGAGTTAAGGGAATTATTAAAAAAACGAGCCTCTCAGATGCCTCAGAATCGATGAAACAAATAGTCTTGGTATGATTGATACCTAAAATAGCCTCATCTTTTGTATGTTTATGATAACTACCTTAACATTAATTCAATCTATTTAAGCACTTGTGTTTTTCATTTTTGCCCTCTTATCTCTTATTTAGAAACAATATATAACTAATAATAGAAATGGAGAAATAAATGTTTGAAAAATGGTTTTACAACTTTAAGATAGGAAGAACAGTAACAGCTTTAAACAGCTTAGACGATGCAACATTGAAAGATATAGGACTAAATAGGTCTAATATAAAATCACATGCGTATGAAGTTTTTAAAAATGAAAAGCCAGAAGAAGATCCGTTGACAGAATTACATAATCAATATGTAAAAGCTGGTTACTAATCAACTTAGGCACAGTTTTTTAGAATACTGCATCACTATTTTATATACACGGCTACGGGATAGATCATACTGCTTACACAAGTCTTTGAGTCTTTCCCCTGCCATACGTCTATAATATATTTCTGCATTACGTTCAGTTTTTTCTTCTGCTTTTTTACCCATTAACCTACCTCGCCCCAATTGTCGCCTAGTTCTGCATCGACTTCAAAAGGTACGTTTAAATCTTTAATGCAGTTAGACATTATATTTACTATAGTGTCTGATTGCTCTTGATTTTCTATACTAAAACATAATTCATCGTGCACCGTCAATGTCGGTGTAAGACCTGCCGCATGACAATCGACCATTGCCTTTTTAGTTTGATCAGCACTTGATCCTTGAATCAATCGATTCAAAGCTTTGTATGTAAAAGCTCTCTTTATATTTGTGTATTCCTTTAGAGCTTCATTCATTGGCAATGCTTTTTTGTAACCAAATCCCTTTGGCTCCCACATATCAAATCTACATTTTCTACCAAGCTGTGTTCTTATCATTCCTTTATTCTGTGCAAAGGCAGAAACTCTTGTTGCTAAGTCTCTAACAAACGGAACCTTCTCATTATATTTTTCTAATAAAGATACCGCTTCTTCTTCTGTAATAGATAATGTGTCAGCTAATTTCTTTTTACCCATGCCATACATAATTCCAAGATTAACTGTCTTAGCTTCTTTCCTGTTTATATCTGCCATGTCAGCTACCATTTGATGAAAGTCGGCTTTACCTTCTTTATACATTTTAACCACATCATCAATTAATGGATGTCGTAAATCCCCTGTTGAATTTGCACAGTAATGAGCTAACCATCTAGGTTCTTGTGAAGCATAGTCAAATGACCCCCATTTGGTTCCTTCTTCTGGAATGAATAATCCTCTGATTGCTTTTTTAATATCAGGATCTCTAGCAGGAATTTGCTGCAGATTAGGATTGCTAGAACTAAATCGACCTGTTACAGTACCACCATCGTCAGTTCTCAAGGGATGAAAGTCACAATGAATTCTACCATTATGAGCATGATTAAGAATAGTTTCAACAAAGGTCGTGTTTGCTTTGTTAAGTTCTCTTATCTTTGCAATCTTATGTGCAATTGGATGCGTGTTATTAGAGAGAAATTGTTTTGTAAACATGGGTGCCCCGGACTTTTCTGTACGAGAATAAGAAAGTCCCACAGAATCAAAGACCTTTGCTATAGATGTAGCGACCCAAGGTTCAACCGTGACACCTGTTTCCTTGACTATCTCTTGTATAAGTAATTTTTCTTCTCGTGCCATTTTCTTTTTAACTTGTTCAGCCTTGTCAACATCAACTCGAACACCTTTTGTTTTCATTTCAAATATGACAGGAAGCAAATCAGTCTCCAACTCAAAAATAGAAGAGCATTCTTCTTTATCTAACAAAACACTTAGATGATCGTACAGTCGTAATGTCACAGCTGCATCTTGTTCTGCATAAGCACCAACGTATCTAGCTGGTAATTTATACATCTCTGCTTTTGGATCAACACCAAACTCATTTGCTGCAGCTCTTAATGCTTTTTCACTTTTAGATTCTTTTAAATAATCTCTAGCTAATGAATTAAGATTATAGAATCTCCTGTTCTCATCAATTAAAGGTGCAGCAATCATGGTATCTATTATCTTACCTTGTACTTCTATTCCTTCGGCTCTTAACCAACCAAGATCATACATAGCATTATGAAACACTTTAGGTATGTGAGGTGTTGCCATTTGTTTTTTAAACCAATTAAAGATAATTCTTTTATCCATATTACCTGCCGCATGACGTATAGGATAATAACCTTGAAAATCCCCTGCGGCCACGGCAATACCTATTATATGTCCATCGTTCCTGCACCACCCAGGTCCTAATTTAATTAAGTTTGGATCTTTTGTTTCTAAGTCAACTGCAATTCTAGTTGCTTTTGTAAGGTCTGGAAAAGTGTTTGGTGGCGACCAATCAGAATCTACATTGCCCCAAGACATATCTTTTATGTCTTGATCTAAAAAGTGATACTGATCATTACTTGTCATTTATGATTTCTCCACCTAATGCAGCGTATCCAATAATATCCGTCCACGAATCTTCTTTAGATATATCTTCGGCAAGTCTAGCAACTTTAACACCTATCATACAAGCCACAACTTCTTCCGGAGTAATTGGTTCTTTCAGTTTTTTATCTAAAAGTATACTCCATATATCAGCTATTCTTTTATGATTTTTTCTCGCTGGCCCATACTCCTTCGCCCTTGGACCATTGATGAGTGCTTCTGCTTCTTTTAAGAAAAATTCTCTGTCTTTAGATTTTATAGCCACTTTTTATCCCACTTTCTATTACATGTAATTGTTTTTTAGCACGAGTTGCCCCTACATAGAACACTCTATGTTCGCTATCTTTATCCCCTTTGTCTTGTATTATTTTTGGTGTCTCTAACAATAAAGCTACGTTATCCGCTTCTCCACCTTTAGATCTGTGTATTGTAGATATCCTAATCCTCGGAGTGCCCAATAGAATTGATTCTCCTCGTCTGAGTGCTGATGTAATATAAATTCGTTGCTCTTCGCTGACATTTATAACATCCCACCAAGTCATCTCTTTGTTTAGATTCAATTTTTGACCTAAATTACTGTTTAATAAATCGTTTAGTGTGTATGTATGACCATAGTCTAGACCTTCTATTTGTTTTTTTCCACCATAACCAATGATGTCCTTCTTTGTTTTCTTCGAGAAAGTTATTAGTTCTTGTACTCTTACTGATTTTCCTTTGCATAACTTTACCCAAACCTCAATACTATCAATAATTTCTTGAGACACCGACCAACCAGATCCTTCTCTCCAAAAGATGTACCCCTCATTTTTAAGTTTATCTGAAACTTCTGAAAGTATTCTATTTGTACGAGCAAGGATATACCACTCTCCGGTTCTAAAATCTACATCCATTATATTGAAGTGAAAATTTAACACACCTTTTTCTTCACGAGGTTGCCAATCTTTAGCTTGCCTGAAAGTAACATTTGAAATTATATTTCTAGCAAATTCATGTATAGTTTTTGGTACTCGGTATGATTTATCCAAAATAATTTTATTTTCAGATGCATTTAAAAAATCTCGTACATTTGCACCTGCCCAATTAAAAATACATTGATCATCGTCCCCTGCGTAATAAGCTTTCTTAGCGTTTGGTAACAAACATTCCTTAATCATTCTCCATTGGATAGGAGATAAATCCTGTGCCTCATCAACAATTAATAAATCTAAATCTGGACCAGTCTTCATTTCTAAAAAATTAAGAAGCATGTCCGTAAAATCAATCTTATCATGTGCTTTCTTGAAGTCACCATAAGCTTTTTCTACTACAGTAACGTAACTTCTATGTAAGGTTGTATCATTAAAAGCATCAAACTCTTTTAATAAAGAAGTTCCTTTTAATCTTGATAAATGCATTATGTGAAAATACTTATCGCCATCCGTTGATCCAGGTGTATATAAATCCCCATCTTCAATGTTAATTTTTTCTTCTTTATTAAACTTAACACCTAACTTTAAACCTAAGAACCTCATATCAGCAGGTTTAACTAAGTTCTCTGCCTTCATTCCTGTCCAACGAAAAGCCAACGAATGAAGGGTTCTAAAATGAGGAAAATATTTAGGGTCGAGATTAAATTTTACACAGGCTCTGTCAATAGCTTCTTGAGCAGCTTTTCTAGTAAACGATAAGAAAGCTATTCTATCTGGTTGAATTCCATCAGCTATAGCATCCTCAATTATTTGTAATAACTTAGTTGTCTTCCCTGTTCCGGGTGGTCCAAATATACTTGTTTCCATTAAAAAGGCACCTCTTCTTCAATTTCTACATTAGGTATGTCAACCTGCTCTTTCATGTCTGGAACCCACCATACCCTTATTGATTTCCATCCACCATTTGTTGTTTTAAAATGTTTAGACGCATTACATTTATCCCCAGAATTCATTTCTTTTATTCTTTCCTGTATTTGTCCTTTAGAGTAATGTGTAAAATTCTTTTGTCTTAAAAAATCTACAAAAGAATCTATCTTAAAATAAACATTATCTTCCATAACCCAAGGCTTACCTAACAATAATTCCTCTGCTGATGCAGCTTGAACCCTGCCATGACAAAATGATTCTATTAAATCCAAGAACTGACCTTTATATGTCAACTCCTCTGGAACCTCTATTTCATTAGCCTCTGACAACAAACTATTAATTAATATTTGCCAAGAGTCTTCCTTAACTCGTGGTGGCATAAAATTTTGTTGCTCAAGACAGGCTATTTGGAACTTAGCTTGAGACTGTAAATCATAACTCGTTAACTCTAATCGTCTGCCATCTAAATCAGCAAAAAAGACCCTTGGTTCGGACTTGACAATAGACAAACCTGTTATCTCCACAGCATCAGTCGTAGTTCCTATGCCATATTTTCTTCTCTTACATAAAGATTTATTGCAATGGGACTTTAATGGTTCTTGATTACATGTGTAAAAATATTCTTTCTTTTCTAATTGGGATTGAATTGTGACAATCTCTGAAGCTGATAACGGATTAGAACAATATTCTATATTAAACTTTTCTAATAAAGCTTTCCAATTATCAGGATCCATTTTCTTAAACATAGTAGCATAGTTAAATAAAGAAGAATTACGTCCACCTTCTCCAATACCACTCAATGCCATAACATTTAAACATGGTGGACTTTCTGGAAAAGGTTCCGTCTGTTTACTTCCAACCTGTAGTTTATTAAAATCACTAGGAGTTACTTTCCTTTGGTCGGCTATATCTAAAAATTCTTCTAACGTAGCTGATTCGCCATCTTCTTTAAATGCATATCTTGTTGTCATCTCATGGTCAAAGTATGGAAGATTAATAAAGTTTCCCACATCCCCACGTTCAACTAATATCTCTTCTTGTTTAGGAAATATCTCACAACCGCCATGACCTATGACCGAAGCTATCTCTGATGCCTTGTCTCTAAACTCTCCTGCATTCATCCATTCCGTCATAAAAAAGTATATGTGTGCACCACCAGACTTACTCCGGCATACAACGCAAGGTATCTTTAATTTTCTAAGTTGTTTATCTAATGCAATATGATCCAAAGGATAGATGTCAATGTCTAAAGCACCGAACTTGCATTGATTATTTTCATTGATTGGTATTGAGCCTACTCCAAGAACACCTGTCAAATGACCATTGACGAGTTCTTGTGTTAAAGGAGTTCTCTTTATATAAGAATTAGCTGATTGTTTACCCGCTCTTCTTTCAGCAGATATTCTAGTTTGTCCATGGGCATCACTAAAACCCTCAAACACATCCATTAATCGTTGTACGTTATCCATCTTAACTCTTCCTCTCCTAAAGAATTAGAGCAGGGAATAATATCCAAAAAAGACCCTGCTCTAAACTTGTCAGTTAAAACGGCACTTCGTCTTCGTTTACTGTATTAGTAGAAGGTAAGTCATCAGTAACGGCAGATGATTTTACGGCTCCACTTGATACATTAGCATGAAACTCTTTGCACTCATTATACATACTAAGAGTATCGACTAATCCGATCTTCTCAATCTGCCATGAATACCAAGAACCTTTGTCATTACCATCAGCAACTGTTTTCAATTTCCATTTGGTTGAAAACATAGGTGCAGGTTTAGCTGAACCATCTGGTAATTTAATAGTCTGCATTGACATTTGTGTAACCCAAATCTTAGATCGTTTCATCTGAGTTTTCTTCATGTCAATTATAGCAGGTTCCAACATGCCAAGCTCATCGTTAAGGATCTTGACATAATGTTGCCCTGTACGAACAAGTTCATTACCACTAGGCAACATGTCCATGCCGGTTTCTTTGTCTTTCTGCACCGCAAGAACATTTGGATCCGTCTTCTTTAACTCTTGTATAAATCCACCGCCTTGCGATCTAGGAACAAACTCTAATAACTTTTGTTCAAAATAACATGGTACAACAAGAATTCCATCTTCAGCTTTCCATACCTGATGGGTAACTGTGTTGAAGATATCTCCTTGTTCTGCTCCCTTAATATAGCCTGAGTTAGTCTTTATTAACTGTGGGGATAAAGCTTGTAGAATCCTAAGAAAAGGAATCTGCATATCATCAGCCGTCACATTATCAAGACCAACTCCTGAATCGGCAACCATCTCACTCATTAGATTAGCAGGTAAACCTGCTTCTTTTTTCTCTGTTACTTGATTATTTGTACTCATTATCTTATACCTTTCTAGTAGTAGCTTTAGTTCCAACGTAAGCACCGAACATGTCAAGATCAATATCTTTCCCTGCTTCAATGCGATCTTTAACCCAAGACTTCAACGTCATCGGATGGATGTGCGTTTTAGCTTGTGGGTTAACTCCTCTGTCTTCGAGATCAGCAATAATAGATTTAGCAAGGTTATCTTGTCCCATGCTAAAACTACAGATGACATCATTCTTTATAATGTCTCCTTCGCCAATTGATCGAAGCCAACCAAAAACCTCTTCACGTTTATCCTGTGGGATACTTGCGTGTACAAAGGCTTTTAACTCAACTTTGTTACCGTCTACAGTAACAGAGTCTACACCCATCTCATGCATAACTGCCGGGATGGATTCTGTATCGACCTTATTTTGCATTCCTTTAAGGTCTTTAAGATGCTGTTCAGCTTCTTTAATTTGAGTGGAGAGTTCTTGACTACTACGGATAAGGGAAGATAATTCACTCCCAGTTTTTGCGTTAACTTCATCAAACGCACTCGCATCAGCAACAATCGTTTCAAATAACTCGCTCATCTTTACTTCTCCTTTTTAAAAGTTCTGCCCTTCGGCTTTTATAACTAGGTTGGAGAAGAGGAAGCTTACCCAACCTAGCAATCTTGATACTAAACACTTGCAATAAGTTGTCAAGAAGTTTTTTTCTCAAATGCTTTTTTTATTAACCAAGAGATTTGCCTTGTTAAACTTCTTCCTTCATCTTCCGCTATTTCTGATAGCATTTCATAGTTCTCCATTGGTATTGCAACCGTCTTATATTTTTCTTTCCATGTTCTTGGCATTGATTTTCCTTTCACTTTCCATTGCGTCATATAAATGTTTTACTTCATTATTACCGTGCATATTTGGTCCACCTTTTCTTTCCATTATCTCTTTTAATTTATACAGATTTACCAATTCATCAGGGCTATGAAAATCTCGACCCTCAGTTAAAACAAGATCAGAGAAATACCCAACGGCTTTTTCTAAAACTTGTAACTCTCCTTTATTGAACTCCATTATTTTCTCCTTGTATTTAAAATATCTTAATATAGTATTACAACAATTACTTATAAATAACAACAAGGAATTGCATGTTAGATACAAGAAATGGCTTTGGTAAGAGATGCGAACTCATTGCAGCCGAATGGTTGTTATCTCAAAATTGTTACGTCTATTCTCCTTTCGTTGAACAGGGACCTGTAGACTTAATTGCTTTAGCTCCTGGTCATCAATGGTTTTTCTTTGATGTTAAAAAAGTAGGTCGAAGAAAAGATGGTAGTATTATCTCTAGGACATTAACATCAAGACAATTAAGTTTAGGTATCAGGCTTCTTTATGTGGATATAGAAACAAAACGAGTTGAGCTACATCCACATCAATTTTCCACTAAACCTTTTTCGGAGACAGATCCAACCACTTCCTCACTTCTTCGTTCAATGACGCACTCGCCAGATTAATCTTAGCCTTTAAAGATTTTACAATGTATTCATCAATTGTCCCTCGACAAAGTAAATCAACATACGTCACAGATTTATTCTGACCTATCCTATGACACCTGTCCTCCGACTGTACTCTTGTCTCTAAATTAAAATCGTTTGCGTAATAAATAACATTTGTTGCTGCGGTCAAAGTTAACCCGAACCCTGCCGTTTGTGGATTAGCTACAAAGAATCGTGCATCTCCAAATTGAAAGTTTTTAACGGCATCTTTTCTATCTGAATCCGAAGTGTCTCCGAAAAAACTAACCACCGATCCATGACCGTATTTTTTGGCAAGTTTAGCAGCAATACTTATTATGTCTTTTCTAAACCTTGACCAAATAATTACCTTGCCATCCATTTCTTCTATCGTTTCAAACAAAGCATCCATACGATTATTCTTTATATCAATAATGTTTCCATCATCCGTCTTCAGATATCCACATAAAACCTGTTGCAGTCGAAGTAACTGTGTCATTACTTCCGTAGCTGATATCAATTCATCATCGATCATTGTCACGGCATTTTTCTTTAATGAAGTGTAATGTTGTAGTTGTTCTGTCGAAAGACTTACTTCTCTTGTTGTGTATATCTTATCAGGTAAATCTAAGGCTTGATCTTTTGTAACTCTGAAAGAAAAATTATTTAGTTTATTAGATAATTCTTCCAGGTTTCTATAACCAATGATCTGTTGAAAAGAATGAGCACCCATCTGTTGAGTTCTCGTTACCGCATACCTACCTTGAAAGGCAAAGTAAGATGCAAACCCTAACAATTGATTACTCATGAATGAGCATTGAGAAAACAAATCTAATGGAGACTTAGTTACAGGAGAGCCTGTTAATATTCTTTTGTATGATGCCTTTTGTCCAAAAGCAATTAAAGCTTTCGTCCTCTTAGCTTTAAGATTCTTAATGGTAGTTGACTCGTCCACGGCTAACATAAACTTACAGTTCTGTGTAAAAGCATGTATATATTTTTTAACTTTAGGTGTAGCAAAACCTTCTACATTAATTAATAGTATTCTAAGTTTTGTTCTATCTTGAGTTCCTCGCACCAATTCTTTTTCTTGAGATTTATTAGGAGATGAATTCCATATGTAAACATCTTTATCGATCTCATCTAAGAAGTGTGTTGGTATTTCTGATACTTCCCAATTTCTATACACACCCTTTGGTGCAACAATTATAGCAGTATCTATTTCTTTTTTTATGTATAACCATGCAATGTTATCAAGTAATACTTTTGATTTACCACAACCCATCTCCATGAAATAGGCATAGTTCTTTTTATTATAACTTTTTTCTAAAGCATCTTCTTGATGTTTATATGGTTTTGTTTTGTATTTGAATTTCATTTGCTTCCCCTTACTTATATGTTATGTTGATCCAATCTAAACTAGAACTAGCTGATTGATCAGACAGATATTTACTTCCCTTAAAAGGTAGTCCATCTTCTTCTGGAGGTACTATATTATAATCTCCAAAATTAGATTCTGGAAGTTGGTTCATCTCCTCAGTAGTTAACCAAGAACCATACCATCTAACTTCCCACCAATCTTTCTTTACCCTCTTCCACTCTAAACCTGTTGCTAACATTCTTATAACTTTTTCATCTAAGCCACACATGAAACTTATTATCTCAATTGGCTTAGATATTTCCCACATTCTCTCAGCTTGAATCAGAGCCAAGTTGGGATTTTGTCTGAAAGTCGTAGACGTTACTTCTAGGTGTATCTCTGAGAACTTTACCTGCACTTTTCTTATCCATTCCTAATCTATATAAAGCTGACGTAGCTTCTCTAAGGTTAGTGTCTCCTCTTATGTAAGAGACTACTTCTTCTAAACAGGCAGTTGCGTCTAATTGTATATCTTCACTCATCTTCTTCCTCCTCCACTCCTCTTGATAATATTCCATGCTCACAAACTTTTAAAAACCATATTAAATCAGCGGGTTCTGCAATAGTTGTAATCATTTGAATCTTACCATTTTTATCCTCACCTATGATAACTAAATCGTTAAATTCTTTCGCAGCCATCTCGCAAACATTTTTAACAGGGTCTTTTGTTCTCTTTATTTTATCTAATTGTATAACATTGTCACTCATTTTTGTGGTGCTCCTTGACAACAATCTTCTATCACGGCATGACAAAGAACGCATTGTTCATGTCCATGCACTTCCATTGTTGATAGAACTCCTTGGCATCTCGGACAACGAGGTGCACAATGAGAAAACAATTCTTTAGAAGCTTCGTTTCTTTCCTGTACTTCTTTTGTCCATTCGTAATTTATTTCTTTTCCCATTTGTTTTTTATCTCCATTCTTAATGAGTGTGTATGCCCATTATATTTCATTTCGGTATATTTGGAAGCCATTCTTTTTGCTTTTTCTGCTTCTTTATCAGAACCTCCTAAAGCAAAATCAAGTGCTTCTTGCTCATAGTGCTTTATTATTTTATCAATAACTTTCATTTTCTTCTCCAAAATTATCATCTCCTATTAAAGCTTCAAGTTCGGCATCGCTCAATGATTCTAAATATGCATCATCTTTGAATGGGTCAATAGGTTTAATTTTAGGTTTATTTATTCTTACTGTTTCTTTTACCACTTCTTTTACAATGACCGTTTCTGTTAAGACTTGTTCTATTGTATTAAATCTGTAACCACATGCACCACACTTACGTCTTCTTTTTATCGCAGATGATTCCTGTGGTCTGCTATCCACAACAGACGTAGTGCTATTACATTTGATACAATTCATTTCTTCTTCCCCCCTTTTCTATATGAATATCTAGTGCCATGTTTTGACAATCCATAAAGCTTAGAATAGTAGCTACTCGGAGACATCATATCAACTAATGCAGATGTGCCATGAGATATATGCTCTGTCGGTTTAGAAATATATCGTTGATCGTCTTGCTCTTTTAAAGCTCTCGGATCATCCTCAAATGACATTTCATCCTCACTAGGTTCTATCTTTTTAGCCTTTAGTTCTTTGTGGTCTCTTGCTATACCTGCTTTCTTTGACTTACCCTCTGTTCTACACGAAGAGCAAGCCTTATCAGAAGTTCTTAGTACACTAACTGTTCTAAGTTTTTTCCCACACAGATAACAACAAGACCTATCTTTTATGCTTGCATTGATCTCTTCTCTTGTTCTTTTTATTCTAATCATAATTAACCCTTTAATATTCTTCGCCAATATTTTCTTAATGCTTCAGAGTAATAAGGATGTCCGTCCTTATCATACTCCAAGCATACATCATTTATAACTGACTCAACTTTAGTGACTGCCGTTTGCCATGAAATTTCTTCTCTAATAAGAGGATCATGTTCCAATTGAGTTTCCTTTTGTTCATTGTCCATTGTCCTGCGACTCCTTTCCATTGCCGTTTTCCAGGATACGACTCCACATTGTTAATCCAAAATCATACCCTTGTTTATAGTAAGCAGAAGATCGCTTGTTGTCATCTATTACTCCATCGAGCAATGCATCGGCTACACCATCCTTGAAGAAGTTTAAGTAACCTCTTCTTTTCTCTTCTAATGGGTTTGTCATCCTGCATTCTCCATAAATGTTTTGAAGGCTTGTGCTTTAATCATGTCATGTAAGAAAATATATTTAGGATTTCTTTTCTTTAAAACGTCTAAGTTTTCTTTGGTTGGTTTTGCTTTGAAATAAGATATAGATTTAGGCTGAGAAGGATCAATGAATAAAGTTTTCTTCATAGCCTTATTGAATTCCTTTTCATCAATATGCTTTTCCACCTGTCCATGACACCATACCTCAAAGCTTTGTTGATTCCATGAATCATCCCATTTACTATGCCATTTAGGTAAAGTTTTCTTACACCATATCTCTAATTCAGATAACCATGAATAATTCAAACCTTTCCCATCGCCATCCCAATCATCGCCACCTCCATGACCTCGATTGGATACTCGACCTACCTTTACATCTAAGACGTATAGATTCGCCTCGTAACAATATGTTTCTTCGCTCATTGATGCATAATGTTTAATAGCTTTTAACTCAATGTCTTTAGCCTTAAACTGAAATGTTTTAATCTTATGTAATTTATCACTCATTATTTTATTCCTTTCAAAATATGTGCAATGACATCCACAGTCCAACCATTGCCAATCATTTTATATCTCTGTGTATTCGATACAGAGTCTGTGTAATTATCAGGTAAAGTTTGTAATCTCTCACACTCAAGAGGTGTAAGCTTTCTCCAATATCTCTGCTCTTCATGGACAACAACATTATCTTTCTGAACAGTTGTAAGACAACCTGTCTTATCGTCTGCTCTGACTTCTATTCTTGCCTTTGCTTTGATGTTTGGATTGTAGTCATCCCTCTTACCTGTCAAAGGATTGATCTTTCTATTTATAATAGAACCTGCTCTCATTATTTTAGGCTCTCTGTTGCCACCTGTACAGGCATTTACAGTCGGAGACTTTGCATCCACCGAGTAAACTCTTTTAAGTATGTCATGACCATTTAAATTAGCCTCTCCAACTTGAACACATCCTTCGACATATCCAATTGCATAACCATGAGTTCCTGCACATACACACGGACTCTTTTTAGATTTATCATGAATTGTATTGGCTTGAGATTTATAGTTAGGATTCAATTGATTTCCACCTCTATAATTTATTATTAACTTATTCCCTGCAAGATACTTAGGTTCAATATTCTCTTCGGGTTCAAGTATATCCCTCAATACCAATCCCTTATCTTCGATAGGCATATCAAAAGGTATGTTCGTCCAATATAATCTCTTGCGATTTTGTGCTGATACTAAACTACTGTTAATCTCAATAGGTTCAACACCCATGTACTTACTGATAATGTCTTGAGATTCCTTCTTCATCTTAACATTTTCAAGTAAGAAATATTTTGGTTTAAATTCTTCCTTGATCCTTACAAATTCAAAAAACAATTTGGATCTAGGATCATCGAAGTTTAGATTCTTTCCTGCAAATGAAAATCCCTGACATGGACTCCCACCCATTAACAAATCAATAGGGTTTTCTTTTAAGTATTCTTCCCTAAACATTTCTCTAGTAAACCTTGTTACATCTCCTATTTCAATTGTATCAGGGAAATTTTCTCTAGTTACTTGCATGGCATACTTGTCAATCTCACAAGCATAGTAATTGTTAATTGACAATCCTGCCCTGCCCATTGCCAATTGACCACCACTCAAGCCATCAAAACAACTTATTACATTATACCTTTTCATCTAATCTCTCCATCATTGCTTTAAATAATTTTTCCTGGAATTCTGTATTACCTTCTTCTTCAATGTCATCCCAATCAAATAGAAAATGTCCATCGACAAGATTATGTACACCTATACAAGCACCATCTTTTACTTCTACGATGACCGAAGTCTTTGTTAATTCTCCTTCTGAAATCATTCTGTTTAGTTCATCTGTAACGTCTGATTTAAGTATCATCTCGTCAACAAAATCTGCTTTACAATATCTTTTACTCATTTACTTCCTCCTCAAAATCTAATTTAATTACCATGTCTTCAACAAGACCCAATCGTTCTTCTATGTAACCTCTTTTGTTTACTTGTTCTGTTAGTGATATTTGATATCTCGACATAGCACATTGTATGACATTCAATTCCAACTCACTTAATTCAAGCAGATCATATGATCTTTCTTTAGTTATCATCTCCATTTTTATACTCCTTTCTACATTCGTCACATATTTCCCGACCATCGTATGGTGGTTCTTCTAAATGAAATTTCTCATCGCAATCCCAACATTCATACTCGCCCATCTAAATTCTCCCTATAGTTCAGCCTCAAAATTACATTCATCATTTTCTTTTATGCAATCTCTGATCTCTCTTCCAAGTTCTAATCTTGCATACCATTCTAGATTAAACCTTACGTTTTCTTCAGTAACATTTTTATCTAGTACATTACTTAAATACTTAGCTAATCTTTCACTATTAAAACTATCATTCTCTTTAAAGAACTGATCAATATGTTTTAAGTATTCTCCTAAGACTCCTTCACATTCTTTGACACCCTCTTCAACTTTAGGTAAGTCTTCTTCACTATAAGAATAATTTAAGAACCTTGCATCTCCCTCCACTCCAAAGAAATCTGCATCATCTGAACTTTGAACTCCAAACATAAACTTGCCTTCTATATCTCCTGTGTAATATCTACCCATTATTTTTCTCCCTTCAATTTTTGTTTAAGTTGTTTCATTTCTTTTTTAGTTAAAATGTTAAAGCTATAATCATACTCTTCCCATTCTTTAGAAAACCAATCGAAAAAATATAAAGCATCATCCATGTATTTAAATGTACCAACATTTTCATCTCCTCTTGAGACAAAAACAGAATCATCAACTTTAATTTCCATTATCTTTCTCCAATCCATTGCTTGTTAAAATTAATTCTGATTCATCACTCCACGTTTTATAAATAGCTTGACCATCTTTGTTTAGTGGAGGTAATGGATTAAATGTTCCATCGTATAAATCATTATCAATATAAAAACTTAATCCTTCTCCGAGTTCATTCTCCATTAACGATGATGCTATTTCAGCTTGTAATGTCTCAAATTGTTTCTTAGGAATTTTTATTTTAAGCATTATGTTTCTCCTTATGGTTTTTATTATTCTCCTGCAATTCTTCAAGTAACTCTTCAGTTCCTGCACCGATACAATCAGAATCTAAAACTCCCTCTAATCTCTCGATGATATAACTAACATCAACTCTTAGATTTGTTTTGTTTAAAACTACCCATTCTTCATTAGCACCTTGCATTGATAATTCTTTTTCTAACTGATGATCATTGACAATTGCCTTTACAAACTTGACGGCATTTTCATTGAATCCACCGACACTAAACGAGGTCATTTGACTAAGTCGTAATCCATCTTCAACACCACAATAATTCAAGCCGTTCTTCCAATTGTAAATGCAAGCTATCGTTCCATCTGCAAATTTTATATTCCATTCAACATCACATTTGTGATCATCGTGACTGCCTTTAGGATTTCCAAAACAATGTTTTAGTTCTGCATATGTCGCATCAATTGTTCCTTGACCATGACTTCCAATTATTTCAACATCAAAGTTGCCGTTTTCAAAATTAAGTTTCATTTTCTTACTCCATTTCTCTATCTATTGAATCTACTTCTCTTAGTTTTTTAATGTCTAATCCCATCAATTTTTTTGCTAAGAATCTCATTTGATCATTAGTAATGTCATCATCAAGAGTGATTCCATGCTCCTCTGAAAAATATTCATTGAATGATCTCTTGTCATTGCTTAGTAATAAATTCCAAAGATGACCTATGTATGTGCTTTCAAAATCTTCCATTATAATCCCCTTACTATTTTAATTGTTAAATCTTGATTGTTAGGTAAATCCGTCCATCCTGCACCATTGCAGGTTGGACATGTAACCACCTCTTCTTCACTTATCGGCTGATTGCCATATCCTGCACAATCTTCACATGTGTATTGTAATGTCACACATGATGACCGAAGGTTGTTCATTGTCGCTCGACCATTGACCATTATACATACTCCTCAAACTTATGAAGTTGTACGAATAATAAAACCTCGCTCCAATCATCTGTGTTTAATAATGAATCATAAGTACATCCATAATCATCTTGATACATGATTGAATATTTTGTATCTAATTGTTCTAGTTTTTTTGTTTCTTCATCACAAATAAATATCTGTAAATTCTTGATTGTAAAACTAGGACAAACATCATTGCTATAAGATACAGATTCCCATGTGTGTGGAATTGCTACATCTAAAGTAATTGATGGATGAGTATTTTTAGGATCAATATATGGATTCTCTGAGTAGTCTCTATTTATATGTTTCATGATTTTCCTCTTCAATTAATTTATCTTCTATAATCATAATAATGACAATAAATCATAAGTAAACAATTAATTGCAACTTATCTAAACTATTGACTTAACATGTTAACTACCTGGAATTTACCTATATAAGGAGTTTTCCCAATGGGATTTACTTCTTAAAAATATTTGAGTAAATAGGTGTGCAAACGTGCAAACGTGCAAACATACTTCAAAGCCTTATTAGGCAACAAAGTTTTTGCACACTTTATGCACGTTTGCACACTTTGAAATCATTACTGAGCATCGTAGACTGTTTTTTCAATAATTATTGAATCCTGTAGTGAAAAACCCTATAGTAGCTTATGGCAACACCAGAGAAAAATTTAGCTAAACTTTTTAAGTTAAAACTACCTAAAAAAACTCATTATCAACGTATTGAATCCATTGCATCAAGTGGAACACCCGACACTTATTTATGTCATAATGGTTTATCTGTATTTGTTGAGTTAAAAACAACAAAAAACAACCGAGTTTTAGTCCGACCTTCTCAAATTGCTTGGAATCTGTCGCATTCTCGTGCAAAAGGGTTATCTTTCTTCTTGGTAAAGCACCTCTTGACCTCTGACCTATATTTATTTGAAGGTTTTAGGGCAATGGAATTATCATCTGATGGTTTGGTGGCAAAAAGCCTATATCAAGGCAAAAATTTTGACCAAATATTATACCACATCCTGCGACTTGCCCCTAATAATTAATAGTTAACATGTTAAGCAGCAATCCTGCGACCTGCGATCCATGACCGTAGGTTTTTGAGAAAATCCTGCGACCTGCGACCTGCGACCTGCGACCTGCGATCCATGACCGTAGATTTTTGACAAAAAAAATCTGAAGGTGGGGAGGATACCTTCAGATTTATTGAGTGAGATTTTATTACCTGTAAATAAAATCTAGATCATAAAATCATGATCTAGATTATTTGTCAATTAATTTAAGAATTTTTTATTATAAAAATCTAATTGATGATTGTAAACAATGAAATCATTATCTTTAAATTCATTAAATATTTCTTTATCAATTTTTTTAAATGTTAAACCAACTATTTTATTAAATGATAATGCATTGTTAAGGTCTGATTTGTCGCCGTCAATAACTTCACGTCCTAAAAATGTTTCTGGAAAGGTATCGTAAAAAACTACAGATATAGGAAAGTTTGTTTTTAATGCTAGTTTAACTTGGTTTTCATATTGAGCACGTCCAGAAAATGAAAATATTAAATGATAATTACTTGGCAAGTTTTCAAATAATCTTTTAGCTATTTTTGTATAATCAATGAATTCTAGATCATTGTTTTTTTCCATTAAGCCTGTTTTATAAAATGGATAATCACTAATTGTATTTAATCTAACAAAACCTTTTTTATTATTTTTAATACATTTTTTATCATAGTTAGATAACTCTTTATCTAATTGGTTCATAAAATTTTCTTTATCATTTAATAAATAATTTGTTTTGTTTTGTCTGGCGACATTTACAGAATTAAAAATTTTAGCAAATCCAGATCCTTTTAAGCACAAATCCATGCATCCTGCACTTTTAGAACCTCCACAAATTTTGTAATCTGGCATTAATGATAAACTAGCAAAATCTGTATTTTCTGGATTAATACCTTTCCAATTGCTATATTTTAAAGATTTTCTAACTTTGGTATTACTTTGTTTTGTATCTAATAATTTCATAATTTTTTCCTCTTCATTGATTTAATTAACAGTATCATAGTTACAACAAAACACAACAATTATTGACTTAACATGTTAACTAGTTCCAGGAATTATCCTTAACATGTTAAGCACTTTTCTCTTGACAAAATTTTCATGGCGTGACCGTATCAATAGCTATGACCGAAGGTCATGACCGTTTGGTCGTTAACATGTTAACTAATTTTTATTGATGTGTTCCCTGCGTCCTGCGATCCATGACCGTTTATGAAAAACCCAGGCACAAAAAAACCCAGCTCGTAAGCTGGGTTTTTTCTTCGAGGAAAGTGTTTAGTATGTTCTAGCTATTTCTTTTCCAGTAAACAATTGATCAACCATTATGATATATTTCTTTTGTTTTTTTATAGCCTCTTCTTCTGTTAGGTTTGTATACTTTCCAAACTTGTAAAAGTTATTAGATTGTTTTTGTATTCTTAGTTTCTTAGACATTCCTATTCCTCCAGATTAAAGCTAAACCACATAACGATACTGTTATACCTATTGATCCAAATAATGCAACGGCTGACAATTCATATAGATCATTCACTAAAGGTATTCCAATTGTCCATGCAACATATGTGAATAACAGACCAAACACAAAACATATTGCTCCCGTTATTCTGTCACCAGTTTTGTCTTGATGCTCGATCTCTTTATATGTTAATTTACTTCTCATTATTCTTCTCCTCTTTTAATTTTCTTATTATGCTGTTTGCTAAATCCATTTTACTCGCCATATCTCTTATATTCGCAAATACATTATCAAAACCTTTTTTATCTAGTTTCTTATTTTGTAAAGCCATTATAAGAATTTCTCCTGCTGTCTCCCATGATGGTGTTATATCTATTTTATTACTCATTTTGTTTTCCTCTTCGATGTTATGAGGTGCTGAATAACTCAGCACCTCGATTGATTACTTAGCTATTAATTTAAGTGATGTTCTAGTATGAGCCTTAACGATATGCTCTTTAACATCTGACTCGACTAAGTAAAAGTCTTCATGATGTTCTGCGATATCTTCTTTAATACTCTTCTTTAATTGTTTAAGTCTATCGCTAAACATTTTAGAGCAAGCCTCGATAGCAATATACTCTTCTCTTATAGTCTTAAAGTTAACGTCTTCTAAACTATATTGGATTGTCTTCTTAAAAGTTTTACTTAACATTTTGTTTTCCTCTTCTTTGTTGTTAATATAATTATATTAATCAATATATAAATAGAAGTCAACAAGTAATTGCAAGTAATTAAAACTATTAACTTAACATGTTAATAGTTAACATGTTAACTATGACCGTTTCTAGGGTTACTATGTGATATTCCATATCAGCTATTAACTACTATAGACCCCCCACCCCACATATAAGGGGGGCACACATGTATGGCATAGGTGTAATAAGTTTGGTTGATAAATTCATTCAAATGTATTATCGTTCCAACATGTCAAAAAATTTAGAGTCATTGCCAGATGAGGTTCTTAAAGAACTCCTGTTACTGGAAGAGCAAAAGAACAGATTAGAAACTCGTGAGATAGCCCGTGATAAATTTATGTACTATGCAAAACATGTGTATGAAGGGTTTATAGAAGGTAGGCATCACGGAATCATAGCTGAAAAATTGGAAGCCATAGCCGAAGGTAAACTGAAACGACTTATTGTAAACATGCCCCCCCGTCATTCTAAGTCTGAATTTGCTTCTTATTTAATGCCCTCTTGGTTTTTGGGGCGTAATCCAAAATTAAAAATAATACAGGCTACCATGAACACTGAACTTGCTGTAAGATTTGGTAGGAAGGTTCGTGATTTGATCGCTGATCCCATTTATTCAGAGATTTTCCCAAACACGGACTTGAAACAGGATAGCCAGGCTGCAGGTCGTTGGGAGACCAGTGCCGGTGGGGAATATTTCGCTGCAGGGGTGGGTGCTGCAATGACAGGTCGTGGTGCTGATTTATTAATTATTGATGATCCGCACTCGGAACAAGATGCGTTGTCCGCAAACGCTTATGATAATGCCTACGAATGGTATACTTCTGGTCCTCGTCAGAGATTACAACCGGGGGGTACCATAATAATTGTACAAACCAGATGGTCAAAAAAAGATTTGACGGGTCGTTTATTGGCTGCACAGGCAAAAGACACTATGGCAGATCAATGGGAAGTGGTCGAGTTTCCTGCAATCCTACCATCGGGGGAACCATTATGGCATGAGTTCTGGAATAAGGATGAATTATTAAAGGTCAAGGCTTCACTGTCCCCCGGCAAGTGGAATGCACAGTGGCAACAAGATCCCACATCTGACGAAGTCGCTATGATTAAGCGTGAGTGGTGGCAGTTATGGGAGAAAGAAAAAATTCCGAGGCTTGATTATATTGTACAATCTTATGATACGGCTTACAGTAAAAAAGAGACAGCTGATTATTCTGCTATTACAACGTGGGGTATATTTGAACCAAAGGAAAATGGTGAGCAGCATATTATATTACTTGATGCGTTAAAGGGGCGGTGGAATTTTCCAGAATTAAAAGAAATCGCTGTTGAGCAAAACGAATACTGGGAACCTGACATGATTTTGATTGAGGCAAAAGCCTCTGGTCAACCGTTAGCGGATGAGTTAAGATTAATTAATTTACCGGTTGCCACATTTAGCCCTGGAAGAAGGCGAGGGGGTAACTTGGATAAAACGACAAGGATGCATATTGTGTCCCCTATTTTCGAGTCGGGAAAAGTGTGGTATCCTGATGAGAAGTTTGCTGACGAGGTTATAGAAGAAGTTGCTTCATTTCCTAATGGCGATCATGATGATTATTGTGATAGTATGACGATGGCTATAATGAGATTTAGACAAGGCGGGTTTATTAGTTTACAAGGTGAGGAGATTCCAGAAGATTGGTTTCCTCGTAGAGCAAGAGAGTATTATTAATGGCTAAGAAAAAACCCATAAAAAAAATTAAGGGTAAAAGCGTTACTAATCGATTTTCGGATCGGATGCTTCCTAACAAGAAGAAAACAACGAGGATAACATAATGGCGGAACCTAGACAAATAGCAGGAATGGTCGAACAGTCAATGGGCAGTGGTGGAAGTATGATGCCAGAGGAAGATAGTCTGGATATCGAAATACCATCGACCACTGACGAGTTACCAGAAGGAATTGAATTAGCTGGAGAAGAGGGAGTAGAGATTGAAGCCGAGCCTTATGATCATGGAGCCAATCTCGCAGAGGTTCTTGACGATTCAGTTTTGGGAGAATTATCATCTGACATACAATCCAAGTTCCGTGAGGATTTGGAATCAAGAGAAGATTGGGAAGAAGCCATTTCCAAGGGACTAGGGTTACTTGGAATAAACTATGAGGATCGAAGTGAACCATTTTTAGGGGCGAGCGGTGTAACTCATCCGTTACTATCAGAAGCGGTTACGCAGTTTCAATCACAGAGTTATAAAGAGATGTTACCAAGTGGCGGTCCTGTAAAAGCTCAAGTGCTGGGAACACCTACGCAAGAAACTGAAGCACAAGCTCAACGTGTTGAAGATTTTATGAATTATCAGATTACTGAGATCATGGAGGAGTATGATCCTGACACTGATCAAATGTTATTTTATCTGCCCTTAACTGGTTCTACCTTTAAGAAAGTATATTTTGACGAGACTAAGCAAAGGGCAGTTTCTAAATTTGTACCAGCCGAGGATATGGTTGTTCCGTACTCGGCTTCTGACCTAAGAACAGCGGAGAGGGTTACGCATGTTGTTAGAATGACATATAATGACATTCGTAAACTACAAGTAGCAGGAGTGTATAAAGATGTTGAATTATCTAGCTCAGATGATGGAGAAAGCGAAGGGGCTATCCAAGAACGTGCTGATGAGTTGTTGGGACTACGTCCAAATTATTCTGATGACACTTATACTTTATTGGAATGCCACATTGATTTGGACTTGGAAGGTTTTGAAGACACGGATATGGAGGGGAATCCTTCGGGGGTTATGTTGCCTTATATTGTTACCGTTGATCAAAGTTCTGGAAAAGTGTTATCGATTTCTAGAAACTTTAGAGAACAAGACACATTAAAAAGAAAAAGGCAGTATTTTACGCATTTTAAATTTTTACCAGGGTTTGGTTTTTATGGTTTTGGATTATTACACACCATCGGGGGTTTATCCCGTGCAGCGACTTCAATTTTAAGGCAATTGATTGATGCCGGTACGTTATCGAATCTTCCAGCGGGTTTTAAGGCTCGTGGTGTTCGTATTCGTAATGATGATGAGCCTCTTAATCCTGGGGAGTTTCGAGATATCGATGTACCGGGTGGAGATCTCAAGAACTCAATCATCCCACTCCCCTATAAAGAGCCTTCAGCTACGTTAGCACAGCTTTTAGGTGTGGTTGTTGATTCTGGTAGACGTTTTGCACAGGTTGCAGACGCAAAAGTAGCGGATATGAACTCAAATGCACCAGTTGGAACGACTGTTGCACTGATTGAACAGGGTTCTAAGATCATTTCTGCTATACATAAGCGTCTACATTACGCTCAAAAGCAAGAATTTCGTATGTTAG